TCATGCCTTGTCATATTATATTCAGGAGATGGTTAGATGAGCCGGTGTTCAGATTGTGGTGAAACAGTTTGGTTTTGTTTCTGCGACATCACCGGATTCAATCTTGATTACAGGGGCGGATATTGTCGCTACTGTTGGCCTACGGACTGTAGGTGTTTATGATGAAATGTCAAAATTGTGGACATGTTCTAAGACGCATTGGTTCTAAGTATTACCAATGTACTCTTAATTCATTGAAATATCCTCTGACAGAAGAGAAGTTCAATGAGTATTTACAAGCGGGTATTTGGAATCCCGAATGTATGATAACTCAAGTTATCGAATAGAATAGTAAGCATCTTGCCCTACTAATTCTTAAACCGTCGTTGTCGGTGGAAGGGTAAGGAAGATAGTGTGTTGTGCAGGCATAATACCTATCTCTCTGCTTCTTGAGTGTAGCGGAAGTCCGAAATGGGGTAGGGGTTATTGGTGTGTATAGTATTATAGACCCCCTATACCCCCCAAGCGTTATGGCTCGCCGTAGTTACAAGAACAAAACAAGAAGTTTGCAACCTGCAGTAATGAAACTGCACTTTGCAGTACCTGTACCTGAAGGAGGTAATTCTACTTCTTATATTTCGATTAGTCACTGTGTTTCAAGACTTAATCGTAGATTTTATCGTCAAGGTCTTAACTGGGCGATTGGGAATGTAAAAATTACTCAGCAACCTGCTATTCTTGCTGGTAATGGTTCTACCGCTTACGTTAGTGCATTGCCTCATACTTGGACTGTTGCAAATTCCTGGTTAAAGGCTTTTCATGCATGGAAGAATCAGCAGGATGCAGCAGTCGAATCAGCGGGTGCAGAATCTGCGGTCGCTCGTTTTAGAGATTTCAAAGTTTCAATGGAATCAGGACATGTTGTTGGGACAGGTTTGTCTCCAGTTAATTTAGGACCAGGTCGAACTATTGGACCTTTTCAGGCTGGTCTTATCGCTACTGGAGCAGTTGATGCTTCAGAGGAGTGGATTGGTTCGCAAATTGCTATCCCTAATGATGGTGCACCTGGTGTCACCAATGAATATACGTTACACATGATTGGGGAACTAGATTCCGCTATAGGAAATTCTAAAGGAATTGTTCAAGGGTATGCTTTGTCACGAGCCTATCCTCAATCTCCTGTTCCAATTGCTCCAGGTATTTCGGCTGGATGGATGGCGGAGATGTTCGATGTCGGAGACGACTCGAGTTTAGTTATCACTAATGCAGAATATAATAATAATGAATTGCCTTATGACCAGGATGAATATCCTGGTGGAGAGACTAATTTTATTCAATTAGAAACTCAAGGGTACAATTGGAATCAATCTACTACAGGAATTAATACTTGGAGCACTGGGCCATTTACAGCACCTTGCGGATTACTTCGTGTTGATTTCATGGACCAATCTGCTGTAACCGGTTCTAACGGATACAATATAATTACCATCGATTTAGTACCTGGTAATCATCGTGGTTATTTGTGTGAAACTATGGAGGAATTTTGATGAACCCTCCTGTTGAAGTAGAGACAGTAACTACTGGCGTAAAGGCAGCATCTGCCCTAAACCATTTGAAAGAAAACAGAATTGAGTACCTGTTACTTTTGGGATTATTGCATATACTGGATTTCACCAGTATAGTCTTGGATAAGGCTCAAGGAGTGTGCTACTGATGGCTTATAATTATGGAAAGACTTTCAAGAAAGACGGTAAGTTAGTTCGATACCGTTATACTAACAAGAAAAAGTCTACTAAGAAACTTGTTTCTGCTCCTAAGAAAAAGAGATGATTCTATGTCTGAAGCATCTTGTACTCGATGTGGTTCACATATTCACTCAAGAGTTCCTATTGATACATCAGACGGAGTCGTTCAACATGTTATTTGTGTTGGATGTTCATTTGAGTGGGTGGAATAATGATTAGTTCTATCTGGCAATGGAAACAGGATGTTACCTCCGCCCCACTTCGTCGTATGATTGATGAAAGACCAGAAGAGATATCAGACGAATATATGTTGGCTACATTAGCAGTAGCAGTTCCTACGCTCATTGCTAACACTATTACTCCAATGCTTCTAATTGATGCAGGGAAAAGAGGTTTGCCTATGCATACCGGTACTTATTTTGGGAAGATGCCTTGGGACACAATGTATGAATATACTACAAAGGCATCTAAAGCCACACGTGCTGGAACCAGAGTGGGTGGAAAACTTGGTGGTAGAATCGCTGGACGATTAATACCGGGCGTCGGATGGGCTATGTTAGCCTACGATGTTTATGATATTACAGTAAATAGTTCCATTTGGGGATTTGATTTGTAACACTTAGTGTAGAAAAGTTACTTTCTACCTTATATCTAGTTTCTTTATCGGTAAGAATATGGAAGATAAACTCGACCTTAAACTAGAAGCCTTAATTGCTGAAATTGTAGAATTGCAAGGTGCTATTCATGCCTTGTCATATTATATTCAGGAGATGGTTAGATGAGCCGGTGTTCAGATTGTGGTGAAACAGTTTGGTTTTGTTTCTGCGACATCACCGGATTC